CTTGCTTTGGGTGGTCTTGCCATGAGGCCTTATGTGGATAACGGACGAGTGCGAGTGTCATTCATTCAAGCACCTGTCTTTTTGCCGTTGCAAAGCAACACGCAAGACATTTCAAGCGCTGCTATTGTCACTAAGACGATTAAGGCTTCAGGTCAGAAGAATATTTACTACACTTTGATTGAGTTTCACGAATGGGCCAAGGATGGGAAGTACATCATTTCAAATGAGCTATACAGGTCTGAAAGTTCTGAGCAAGTCGGAGGGCGTGTGCCTTTGGCAGAAGTCTATGAGGATCTAGAAGAACAAGTTGAACTAAACGGTCTAACAAGACCGCTTTTTTCTTACCTTAAACCTCCTGGAATGAATAACAAGGACATCAATTCACCTCTTGGTCTATCAATATTCGATAACGCCAAAAGCACGATTGATTTCATCAATACCACTTATGATGAGTTCAAGTGGGAAGTCAAAATGGGCCAACGTCGAGTGGCTGTTCCTGAGAACCTCACAGAGACTCGAATAGTTAATAAAGACGGAGACGTCCAACTTGTCAAACGCTTTGACACAGAGCAAAACGTCTACTTACGCCTGTCTACTAACGACATGGACGGAGGAAGCATCACAGACCTGACGACAGCAATCAGGGCAGATGATTACATCAAGACCATTAACGAGGGTCTAGCGCTCTTTGAGATGCTTCTAGGCGTTTCTGCTGGAATGTTTACATTTGACGGGCAGAGCTTGAAGACTGCGACAGAGGTCGTTTCTGAAAACTCGGATACCTATCAGATGAGAAACAGTATTGTCAGCCTTGTCGAGCAATCCTTGAAAGAGTTGATTATTTCAATCTGCGAGCTTGGTAGCCTTTATGGATTGTATAGCGGTCCAATTCCTCAAATGGAGAAGATTGCAATCAATCTCGACGATGGAGTCTTTACTGACAAGAACAATGAGCTTGATTATTGGACTAAGGCTTTGGCCAGTGGCATTGTCAGCAAGGCTCACGCTATTCAAAAGGCTTTCAATATGTCAGAGCTTGACGCTAAGAAGATGATTCAGGCAATCAATCAGGAAACGATGGACACGGCTAACAGTCAGCGAACACAAGAGGATATTGATATCTATGGAGAATGATTAAATGAACCTAATTCAACATCTAAGGTCGTTTATAGGACTTGAAAGCCCCTCACTAGGACGGAGAATACTAGCAAAAAAAATGGTAGAAGGAATAGAAGAGGCTATCCATGGTAAAAAAGAAGAGACCACCAATCCAGTTCAATGACGAGCAACTGCTGCTTCAAGCAAGCAATGTCGCAGACATCTATCATCAGCTAGCCTTGGATTTATTTGATAACGTGGTCGAACGTGTGACGGAGCGTGGCACGGTCTATCTTGATAAGCAACCGTATATCTGGCAACTTGAGAAGATGCAACAGATGCACATGCTGAATGAGGAGAACCTGAAGCTAATCTCTAAATACTCTGGAGTCGCTGAAGAGCAACTACGCTATATCGTCGAAAATGAGGGTTTGAAGCTCTACACGGACACGAAGCAACAACTCATGGAAGATTTAGGGCGTGGATCTGCAGGAAATAGCAATCACATTCAAGAAATTCTTGCTGACTATGCAAGTCAAGCTGTCGGAGATATCCACAACCTAATCAATACGACGCTTCCCAAAGCTGTTATTGGAGCTTATCAAGGGATTGTGGAGCAATCTGTCGCTAGAGTGGTTACTGGTCTTTCCACGGCTGATAAGGCTATCTCTGACACGGTCATGAAGTGGCAAGAGAAAGGGTTTCAAGGTTTCAAGGACAGCGCTGGGCGTAACTGGAAAATTGACAATTATGCTCGGACAGTTATCAAGACGACAACCTATCGAACTTATCGAGAAATGCGAACGAGACCGGCTGAAGAGCTGGGCATTGATACCTTTTATTTTTCAAAAAAGGCGTCAGCTCGCAAGTCGTGCGCCCCTTTGCAGCATGAGATAGTAACGACTGGCCGGGCTAGAGTTGAACACGGCGAGAAGATTTTAGCTTTGTCAGATTATGGTTACGGTCGGCCTGAAGGGTGCCTTGGTATTAACTGCGGTCACATGCTAACTCCATTCATCCCAGGGGCTAATTACAAGCCTGATTTGGGCGAGGACGTCGATTCAGTTAGTTCAGAGCAAGCGATAGAGAACGCCAACGCAGAAGCTAAGCAGAGAGCTCTAGAACGGTCTATCAGAGCGAATAAGGAAAAGCTCCACGTCGCTGAGAAATTGGGCGATAAAGAACTGATAGACAAGTATAAGAGTAAGATAGGCACCCAAAACGCTGCTTTGAAAGACTACATTGATAAGCACCCATTCCTGAAACGTAATGAGGCAAGAGAAAAACTCTTCAAGAAAAACGAAAAACCAGCAAGCGTTGAACCTGCTGGCAATAAGTCTTACGTTTCTGTAAAAGAGAAATGGCTTTCAAATGCAGATCCTAGCAAAGCTAAGGTCTCAGAAATGAATTTCTGGGAACATAACGGGACTAGGTATGAAGTAGATAATAAAAATGTTATTTTCAAACCAACTCAGAGAGAAAAGGAAGTCGGAAAATTGTTGGCAGACACACTTGGAAGCCATGTGGTCCACGTTCCTGAAGTCCACAATCCTAATTTTGTAAAAACTCCAGATTATCTAATCGATGGAGTTCGCTGGGATCTGAAAGAAATTGAAAAAACAGGTAAGAATAATATTGATAATGCTATAGCTGGTAAAAAAGAACAAGCAAGGTCATTTATTATCGATGTTAGCAAAACGCTCATGGACATTGACGAGGCGTACTCTAAAATTAATAGAATTTACTTTAACAGGCACAGAAATTGGGTCGAAAATATTATTTTGATAAAAGGCGATAAAATAATTGATATTTTTAAAAGAAAATAAAAAAAGAGAGCACACACCCCCCACAGCCGAAGCCTTTAATGTAGGAGGTAGTAACTCTCATTACTTAGATTATAACCCACAATATATTTTTTTTCAACAGAAAGGAATAAAAAAATGTTAGAAAAAGCAAAACGATTGGCATCACAAGAATTTTCGCGCTTATCAGGTCGTGAAATCAAAGCAGAAGATTGCTTTGTAGTTTGGTTTAGCAAGACCCTGCAAAACTGGAAAGCTCTTGTTAGTACGAACGCAATTACATCAAGCGAACCTTGTGGAGATTATGCAGAAATCACGCATAACGGAGACAAGAAAGAGACTTATGTAGATGTTTACACCAAGGTTTCAAACCGTGCCATTAAAGATTAGGAGGTGATCCCACATCTTGACTGGCAGGAAAGACTGCAATAAATTGCTATAAATCACTATAAACCGTGTCGGCTTCGATGCGGTTTTTTGCTTGACTTTATCCGCAGTCAGTAAAGAACGGAAGATAATACCTAATTTTAGGAGGATAGAAGAATGCCAGAAGACATTCAAACACAAGCTGACCAGTCAGCAAATACTGGAGAAACCACTGAGTCACAAACTCAAGAGCAACCTGTCAAGACTTTCACTCAAGATGAAGTGACTGGCCTTGTCGCTAAGGAGTCAAGAAAGGCACAAGAGAGAATCTTCAAAAGCCTAGGATTTGAGGATTTCAAAAGCGCTAAAGAAGGACTTCAACAACTCAAAGAGTGGAAGGACTCACAAAAGAGCGAGGCTGAGAAACAGTCAGAAGCGCTTGCTGCTAAAGAGAAAGAGCTAGAACTTGCTTTGTCAGATAAGAAGAACCTGGAAGCGAAACTATCAGCTCTGACTCTGGGAGTAAATGCTGAGTCTGTAGACGACGTCATCACTCTATCTGCTCGCTTGGTGTCCGATGAGGTGTCTATTGAGGACGCTATTGGTCAAGTGTTGCAAAAATATCCTCAGTTCGGTCGCACAGAGCAAGCCGAGGAGAAAAAGCCGACATTTTCGGCCGGAGGAAATCCAACGGCTGGAACGAATCAAGAAGATGCCTTTTTGAAGGCTCTCGGACTAAATAATTAACAGGAGAATGATCAATGACAATTAACTACATCACTAAACATGAAGGCACCTTTGAAAAGAAATTGATGCAAGGCGCACTCACAAGTATTTTGGAAACGCCACAAGTAAACTGGTTGGGCGCTAAGTCTTTCGAGTTGCCTACAATTTCAGTGACTGGCTACAAAGCGCACACTCGCTCTAAAGGCTACAACTCTGGTACAGTTTCAAACGACAAGAAAGTTTACACACTAGGATTTGACCGTGACGTCGAGTTCTTCGTAGACGCTGCAGACGTAGACGAAACGAACCAAGAACTTTCAGCTGCAAACGTATCTAATACATTCATCACCGAACACGCTACTCCAGAAGTGGACGCTTACCGTTTCTCTAAAATTGCTACAGAAGCTATCACAAACAGCCACTTCAAGTCTGAAGATGACCTATCAGAAGTGAACATCTACACCAAATTGAAAGCTGCCCTTTTGCCAGTTCGTAAATATGGCGCTCAAAACATCGTTATGTATGTTTCTAGCGAGGTTATGGATTTCTTGGAACGTTCTAAAGAGTTCACACGCTCAATCGCTACTACATCACCTCAAGGAATTGATACTCGTGTCACTTCACTTGACGGAGTTCAGCTTATCGAAGTTTGGGATGATGCACGCTTCAAGACTAAGTTTGACTTCACTGAAGGCTTTGTGAAGGCTTCAGATGGTAAAAACATTAACTTCTTGATCGTTGCTAAGCCAGCAGTAATTGCCAAGGCTAAGTTCAACTCAATCTATCTTTTCGCTCCTGGTCAACATACAGAAGGTGACGGATACTTGTACCAAAACCGTTTGTATCATGATCTTTTCGTCTTGCAATCAAAACAAGACGGGGTCTATGTTTCTCACAAATCTGCTTAATAAGGAGGTAGAAAATGCGCAAGTACGAAAAAGGGAATCAAGTCTATACCGTGCAAGAAGGCAGCTTGCTTGAAGCTCAGCTCATCGCTGATGGATTTGAAGAAGTGATTGAAGACGGCCAAATCTCAGAGATTTTGGCTACTCATTCGCTTATGGACATGACTTTGGCAGAGTTGAAAGCTCTTGCTAAAGAGCGAGGGTTTGAGGGCTATTCAAACAAGACCAAAGATGAACTATTGGAGGTGTTAAATGGCCAAATTTAAAGCAAAATTGAACGCTTATCTAGCTAAGTCTGACCGTCATTTTGACAAAGGGCAAGAATACGAGCTAGATCAAGACGAAGCTAATCGAATCAATGGCCTGTTTAATGAGGTGATTGGTGAAGATTGCTTTGAACTCGTTGAAGAGCCTAAGCAAGATCTAGTTGAGGTGGGGGCATCCACCTTTTGAGGAGGTGATTAGATGACTTACTTAACGAAAGAGGAGTTCGAAGAGCTCGGATTTGAGGTTGAGGGCGACTTTGACAAGCTTTTAAAACGAGCGGAACTTGCTATCGATGCTTATATCAGGGATTTCTATTCTCTAAATAGCTTTGATAGAGACAATACAGCTCGCAAGAAGGCAGTTAAACGAGCTACAGCCTTTCAGATTGCTTACTTGGACACTTCTGGGGTTCTGACGGCAGAGGACAAGCAATCTATTGCCAGCATGTCAGTCGGGCGGACATCTATAAGCTATCGCTCAGGCTCTCAGAATGGTTCAAATTCGCTTTCTTTAGCAGAGAGGTATAATTTATCAAGAGATGCTGAAAACTGGCTGAGAATGGCTGGGTTTGGCTCGGCGAGGGTTGATTATGATAGATAAAAGAATGCTACCTGATTCTGTGACTATCAAGAAGCCCGTTGGTGAGGACGATTGGGGGAAAGAGGCTTACTCTGAACCCCTTTTATTATCTCCTTGCAAGTTCGATAGATCCTTTTCTCATTCTGGCTCAGGCAATCATCGTAGCGAGTCCAATTCCTCGACTGTGATTGTCTATCACAAATACTGCCCTGTGGCGCTCGACAAGAGTTTCGTTGGTGGGTTTGTAGAAGAGGACGGCGTCAGCTACATTGTTAAGAACATCATCCCTCAATATCATCCTCTAACCAAGAAGCTACTTGCTTATGAAATTGAGGTGATTTGATGGGCGGCGTTAATGTAAAGATAGACCTTTCAGGAGTTGAGAAGAAAGTATCTCCAGAGAATTTCGCAAAAGGGAAGTTAGCTATTGCCAACCAGATGCTGATGGACATGGAGCGATTTGTGCCAAAACGAAGAGGAGACCTACGTTCTAGTGGACATGTTCGACAAGATTCGATTGTCTATGCGACGCCTTACGCTCGATTGCTTTACTATGGCAAGAAGCGGAAAGGTTTCTTTTCAGAAAAACAAAGAAGGTTTTTCTTTGCTAACAAAGATAAGCTCCTGAGCCAAAAGCCAACACCTGGAACTGGTCCGAGGTGGGACAAGAAGGCCTCAGCTCTCTATGCTAAAAATTGGGCTGAAGTTGGAGCGAAAGCGATGGGAGTGAAATGATTCAAAAAAATGATTTTGCAGATGTCTTGCTTGAGCATATCAAAGGCATCCAAGACAAAATTCCGTCTAAGCTCGGTTATTTAGCCGAAAAAGAGGGATTGGTCCTTTATCCGCTACCTGGCGGAGAAGTGGTAGACGAGGACATGGCTGGAACTCAAACAGTCAGATTGCCTTTTGAAATTGCTATCAAGTCACGAGAACAGGAATTAAACAATAATACACTGTGGCAGATTAACGCCGCGTTATCAAAAATGGACCTAGAATTGCCAAGTAAGAATGGCTCTTACGAATTTTTAGGTCTGAAAGTCGACAAGCCTTACTTAAACGATTTAGACGAGCAAGGCTTTTACATTTACTTGCTGGACTTAACTGCCAGCCTTGAAATTGAAAGGAATGAATAATGGTTAAAAATAAAAACGTAAAACGTAAACACTACATCGGTCCTTACAAAGAAGCAACTCCAGATACTCCACCGACTGCAGCGGAGTATCTCTGGATCGCTAAAGGGATTAAGAAATCCGCGGCCACGCACAACAAAAAAGAAAACAAACACTA